GTAATCTCCTTACGGAGAAATTCAAAGGTATTATTATAGAGAGGACTAAAATAGATACCACGTTGATGTTCGGTGCGAATCAGTTCTTTAGGTATTTGTAGTTTAGAATATGCAAAGTTTAAAGAACGATTCTTATGGTCACGCTTGAGTGGAAGTCCTTGTGTATTCTTGGCCTCCCACCATTCAAAGTATTTACGAGTATGATTCTCTTTGATCCAATCAAACACTATTTTTTTGGTTGACCTCGATGGTTCGAAAGCCACAGAACCAGAAGAAAAACCCATAGGATTCCAATGTTCAAGACCATCATACTGCGAGAGGCCTCCAGCCTTTGTTTTTCCATAGAGTGACGTTGTAGTAACGCCAACAAGAGTGTCTCCATATTGTCTTTTCCAATCGGCCTGAACCGTATCAGATAAACACATCAAGGCCAATAACTTACCACCCATGTAATTAAAACCTAGTGGTTGTAACGGAACGATGGTGGATCCAATTGCGGTGTGATTAATCATGTGTTGCTGTGTCTTAACATCTCTCGACCATCCGATGGCGTTATCTCTCGGAGTCAAGTCCAGAAAGTCTGAGGAGATGCAGATAACACCAAGATATTTACCAGTAACTTCATCTGTTAAAACATAAAATAGATTACGACCAATGTTGCTGTTGTTCTTCATGGTAGATGAGAAAGTACGAAAGGCATTCCAACGAGCAGCATCTTCACCATTAGATAATACCATAACCGGTTTTAGTTTTTCATAATCATCAGGAGATTCTGGCACCCAAAAGTTTTTTCTAACTTCTTTAATGAGTTTATCTTGCTCAGGATCAACCATCTGTAACTCTGTACCAAATATAGTACTGGCTTCAAAGACAGGATACCGTTCTTTCACCTCACACCATTTTTGATATAGAGTATATTCACGAACATCCATTTGAGAAGCGTATGTTAAGTCTTTAATTAGGACTTCTTTCATGTTTGCTTCATCAATGTGTTGAAATGAATCGGCAGGATTTTTCTCTTGCCAATCATTCCATTGTTTTTCTACATATTCAATTGGTGTTGCCATTATTTTTTAATCTTTGCCAAGTTGTTATTTACCTTGTTAACCATCTTCAATATCTTATCTCGTTTTTTTAATCCACTTTGTAGTGCTAATGGTTTTACTTTACTAGTATACACTATTCCATTTAAATGGTCAAGCTCATGTTGAAAACAACGAGCAGATATACCATTAAAGGTTGCCTGTTTCCACTCTCCATTAAAGTCTTGGTATGTTACCGCTACTTCTTCTGGTCGTGTGATACTCAATGCCAATAAAGGAAAAGATAAACAACCTTCGGCCATATGAACTTCTTTGTGGGATTTCAATACAATGCTGGGATTAAAAAATGCCACATAATTATCACCAGAACCCATTACAAAAACACGATAAGGAAAACCACATTGATTGGCAGATAATCCATAACCATTATGTTTCTTACAAGTTTCCACCAATGAAGAGGCAAACTCCATTGGATTAACTGGTGCATTTGTAAAATCAAATTCAGGTAAGACCTGACGGAGAATTGGATCGGTATCTGGTACTAAATCAAATAAAGGAATATTATGTGTTGTTACATAATTTTTATCCTTTAATGTTTCTTCTGTATTAAAAACAATTGTTTCACTCATTTTGCAATCCTACTGAAATTGTTATGCTTCTCAAATTTAATAATCGACCGGAATTTATCAAACAACTGGTCACCTTTGTGTGAGATAACAAACACATTGGTATCTGTTCCCATCTCATGAATCAACTTTAAAAATTCTTCTGTGCCTACTCCATCAAGAGAAGAATCAAACACCTCATCAAGAATTAATAAATTGGTATTTGTAGAGTTCTTCAACTTAGCAATTTGTCGCCATGTAAACAATAGAGCCAAATCTATACGCATCTTTTCACCTTCAGAAAAGTTGGCATATGAAAACTCATCACGGTGCCTAGACTTAATAGTTTCTTCAAAGTTTTCATTGATGTTGAAGTTTACAAAGAAGTCCATGGCAGTCAAATACTTATTAATCAATTTATTCATAATAGGTAAATACTGACGAATGATTCTAGTTTTAATGCCAGTATCTTTTAATAGTAAACCGGCAAATTCATAATACTGTTTCTCTGTTGCTAATTCTTCCTGTTTTTTGACTAATGCACCAAGTTCTTCTTTGAGTTCTTTTAACTTGGCATTTTCTTCTTCAAGACTATCTTTGTGATTGGTAAGTTCTTCTACTTCTTTTTGTAATTTTGTAACAAATTTATTGATGGCAGATATTGTTGAGTTGTGTTTGACCACTTCATTGTTATGTGCCGTAATGTGTTTAAGGCCGTGTTGTATTTCTTCGATTCGTTTATTCGTTGCTGTAATTTGAGTGGAGATGTCCGATAGTGCAGTAGACACTTCCGACTTAGTGTTACTCAGAACAGAAACTTGTTCGGTTCGGAAAGACTCCGCAATTCCTTGTTTGCAAGTTGGACAATCGGAGTGTTCTTCATAGAAGGTTACCTCTTTATCAATCTTCTTAATACGAGATTCAAGCTTGGATTCTAGTTGAATCAACTTGGCACTTTTCTTTTGAACTGCCATTTGGTCGGCAATCTTACTTTGCAACACGGCAATATGTTTTTGAATTAGTTCAACATCTCTTTCTAAAGTAAAGATTTGATCAACCGAATCGGCAATCTCTTTACGCTTCTTGGTAATTTCTTCATCAGAACGACTTTTATGATCTTCAATACTTTGTTTTTGGAAGTTGATTCTTTCTGAAGATAGATCCATCTCATATTTGTTTTTGGTTGAGATATCTTTAATTGATGACATCTTCTCTTTAACAATTCCGTTCATAGAGGAAAAAATACCAATGTCCAATAAATCTTCAATAATCAATCTGCGGTCAGCCGGAGATAATTGCATGAACGGAACAAATGATGCCGAACCAAGAATAACTACTTGTGTAAATGATTTATAGTTAATCTTGAGAATAAACTTTTCCAAGAACTCCTGATAATCTTTTGCCTTAGCATCTTGGTCAAGCAATTTATCATTAAGATAAACCTCAAACACATTTGGTTTGATACCACGAATTACTTTGTATTGTTTTTTACCAATAGAAAATTCAATCTCCACAACACAATCGGATTGGTTGATGGAGTTTAATAATTGTGGTTTGGTTATCTTACGAAATGGTTTACCAAAAAGACCAAAACACAATGCATCAAGAATGGTGGATTTACCTGCACCATTGTTGCCAATAATTAATGTGTTGGGTGATCTTTGAAAATTAATTTCAGTAAAACTGGTACCAGTACTTAAAAAATTACGCCATCTGACGGATTTGAATATAATCATGCCTGTTCTTGGTTCAATGCCTCAACATATAATTCTTTCATTATAGTTTTCAGCCTTTCATTATCAATATGTTCTTCTTTAATACTGTCTACATACTTGCCAATAATTGACATGGTATCTTCAGCTTGATCCAGCATATCATCTTCCACGCCTTCTGTCAAGTCTGTAAAGTCTTCCGCAATGGTAATATCGATTGGATTAATTTTGTATAAGTTGTCCATAAACTTGTCAAACAGATAGGGATTAGTTTTGTTGAGTACCACAACCTTAACATAGGTATTGGTATACTTGTTTAACTCTTTATTCATAACCTCAGTAATGGTATTTTCTTTGTCATCATAAATGATGCGATGAAACATTACATTGGGATTTTCGATAAATTCCAAATCAAGAGTGTCAAGATCAAACAGATGAAAACCCCTCGGATCATTATAATCCTGCCAAGTAATTTCCATTGGTGTTCCAACATAAACAATATTGTCTTGTCTAGACCTATGGTGATAATGTCCAGAAAACACAATATCAAACTTGTTAAATATTTTTCTGTCTAGCCCCTCATAATTAGGCATACCTCGGTGCATAGCAAATCCAGCAATCTCAAAATGTCCTACACAAACATTTGTTTCAGTTTGTTTTATTACATTTAAACAATCATCATAATTTTCTGAACAAATCCATGGAATTACACAAACATCATATTTAATATGATTAGGCAAATCATATAAGCTTATTGTTTTTGGAGAATCAATTACTGTAATATTATTATATTCTTGTAATAATAAATCTAATGAATTTACTTCATTGGTATTTTTAAAGTATGTATCGTGGTTTCCTGCCAACACAATCATATTAATATTATATTCAACCAATTTATTTAAGAACATCTCTTTTGTTCTTTTCAATGTATAAAAATTAACATACTTTCTTCGGTCAAAAAAATCACCGACTTGAATAATAGTTTTAATGTTATTTTTAATCAAATAGGGGAAAAAAGTTTCTTTATAAAACTTTTCACCATAATCTAGAAAAGAAATTGAATCGTTTCTCATTCCAAAATGCGTATCACCCAAAATACAAACTTTCATAATATACCTTATTTCAATTTACAATTTTCATTATGCCATCTTTTTATATTAGCATTTGTTGCTTCTTTACCACAATGAATACATTTACTTTTGTGTTTCAAATATTTTTCTATTGATTCTTTAGTGTGTGTTTTTTTATAGAATGGATTTTTTTCACCACAGTGAATTGCTTTATTAGATTCACTTCTTTGTTTTTTTTCTTCAATCGTTTGAATTCTTCCTCGATTACCATCACCTATCTTTTTCTTAGTATATTCACTTAAATTTCGACCAGAACTTCCTTCACCACCATCAGTTTCATTATAACCATTATTTTTAGTATTTAATTTTTTTATCCAAAGTTTTTCTTTTTCACACAACTCCTCAAAAGAAATTGCTGAATCTAATTCATAAACAATAAAATTATCAAAACCATATAACAACAATGCATTGTGTAGGTGTTGTTTTTCTCTATTACTTTTGGCCAATTCTTTGTGTCGCTTGAACCTTCTTTGAATTGTGCCTTTGGTTAGACCAACATATTTTTTACCATCCAACTTATTTTCGATGCAATAGATTTTCATTTTTTGTCCTTTTTATTTTATTTATATAAAAAGGACATTTTACTTACCTGGCAAGACTGAAACTATAATTGAGGCCTTGGATTGTTTGGATCATTTTCATCATAATATTTAATTTCAATCAATAGTTCTGGCAATTTTAATTTCAAAACAAATTCAGTTGATTCTTTAAAAGTTTTAAACCATTTGAAAAAAACAACATCTTTATTTTCTGTTGAATAATAAGTTACTTTATACATTATATCATTCTCCTAAGAATTTTTCAATACCTTTTGACTTCTTTGCCGTTGCGATATCCTTCTTTGCCTGTTTGGCTTCTTCATAGTTGCCAATAAATTCTGCAATGTTATCGTATAGTTCAAACTGTTTTGTGGTACCATCTTCTAGCTCCATCATTTCCATTTCATCAAGAATACCCATTTGTTCTGTAGCTTTGTACTTCACATAGGTTTGTTTCTTTTCTTTTGATATTCTTCGTAGAAAGGCAAAATAGATAATTTGTGTAAAGTAAGCAAACGGATTCTTGGACTTGGTTGGATCAAAGTTGTCAAAGTACATTAGACAGTTTTCAATACCATCTGACATCATTTCATCACGATAAGTGTAGTTAATGAAGTTTGGCTTATGTGAAAGACCTTCTGCAATCTTCATAAAACATTCACCAATATAGTTTGGAATGGCTGGAGGAGATTTATTTTGTTTCTTTGCCAGTTTACAAGCCTCTTTGTAATCTATCAAGGATTTTAAGAAAGCTTCGTTATTAATGTAATGTTTTTGCTTAGCCATAAAGTATACCATAAAAAGTTGTTGACAAAGGGCTTGCCATCGTGTATAGTTCTCGGTGTCCCCCTTTGATGTTAATATTAATCAATGTAATACCTGTCCTTCTGAATCTTCTAATGCATCCATAATATCTTCAATTTCTTCATCGGTCATCTCATCAGAGAATTCTTTTGCCTTCATCAAAGACTTAATCTTTTCCACAGTATTTAAATAGTATTCTTCAAATTCTGGATTAGGTTCAAACATTGTAAGCACATCACAAGATTTGATTGTGATCTCATTCTTCTTAATCAATTGTACTGGCAACCAATGATTCATTACTAATCCAGCTTGAGATCCTCTGTTATTAATGTATACTGACATTGGTTCTTCAATCACAATCTCATCGATTGGAGTTTTCGAAAAACAACCAATTACATCTTCTCCGGTTTTTAGCCGAACTATCTTTACTATGCCGTTCATTTCTTGAGTCCTATTTTATAAGTTTTATAAACAAACTGCTCTTCATTGTAAATTTTGGTGCGTTCAATAAAATGACGAAGTGTAAAATTCATATGTTTCTTGTATCTCAAATCATCCGCAATGTCGTAGAGCGTGGCTTTTTCTTTTCCTTCACTCTGTCGTAATCCTCTACCGATTGATTGTAAGTTCCGTACCCTAGACTTTGATGGACTTGCGAATATAATGTTGTGCAAGTTTCTAATGTTAATACCAGTACTAAAGGTGCCAAAAGAAGCCACAACAATCGCATTGTTTTCAATCTCCATAATCCGTCTAACTTCTTCTCTATCTGTAACATCAGTACCACCGTGAATAAAGAATACTTTTCTATCACCAATGTTTTTGGTGTTTCTAATCATATCATACAGGATTTGACCATGTTTGTCAACCATTTGATACAATATTAAGGTATTATTACCTAAGCTAACCGCAAGATTTTTAATGAATTTGTTTCGATTTTCGTTTGAAATGAGATACTGTATTTCTTCTTGGTAAGTCGAATCTTTCATTCTTAAACACACATCGTCATCGTGTTTAAGTATTAGGCATTTAATTTCGAAATCGGATACCTGTTGTTTGTCGATTAACTCTCTTGTGGTTATTACTTTTTTAACTGGACCAAACAAACCTTCTAGTACCAGTTTATGTGTTTTGGTACCATCTAGAGTGCCTGTAAGACCTATCCTATATTTAGCATTAACACAGGATGTAAGTATGGTGGTAAGAGATTGAGCTTTGAATAGATGTGCTTCGTCACCTATAATATAATCAAACTGTTCAAAATATTCTTTTGGAAGTTTATACAATGACTGCCAAGTGGATATTGTCAACGGTTTGTCTGTGTCTTTTTCTTTACCCTGATAGATTCTATGAAGAACTGGCTCCATATTTTCGTTATTATAATCTGCAAAGTCTGAGTATAACTGTTCAACCAATGAAGTGGTTGGAACAATAACCAAACCTTTAAGATTTTGGTATTTGTATAACTGCTGAAATATTAAATAAATGATTAGTGATTTGCCTGAAGCCGTTGGAGACAATAACAAACTTCTTCGTTTTTGCATGGCATGAATGTATGCCTCTATCTGGTGTTCTCTTACCTCAATGGGTTCACCACGAGCATGTATGTTTAATTCACCAATAAACTTTTTGGCATGATAGACTGAATACTCATCTTGTATATCTAAACCATCTTCATATTCAAATGTATATTCTCTTGATTCACAGAACTGTTCAATGTAAGGCAATAATCCTCGATATATTTGTGAGGTGTTTAGATGATAAAGATAAATTTTACCATTCCATATTTTATTCCTATAAGCTGGTACAAACTGATGACCAGGAACCATAAAAGAAAAAAATTCATGCAGTTCTTTGGCAATGGATTTTTCACATTGTATTTTAGCATAGACCTCATCAGATTTGGATATAATTAGGTCTTTTTCTTCCATCTTGCTTCCCATGGTTTATTCATTTTAATTCGTTTACTTCTTTCTTCGCTTTGACCTAAAGCAGTCTTGGATATTTTTTCTTTAACCTCACAGGTCATAACAATAGGAGGTTTACCTTTTTTGCTTTCCATATAACATTTTCTGTCACAGTACTTTTTAACATCATAAAGAAATGGTTTTATTCCTTGTCGTGGTATTGTATTTCCACATTGTTCACAACACCTTAAAACCGTTTCACAGTTATCAAAATGCCACCGCAACATGTTTGGTTCATTACCAACAACCTTACAATGAGGACATTCAATTATCGTGGCGTTTCTTGTTTGTGCGCCAATTGCACACATCTCTTTATATGCCATAAATTCTTTATTTTGAATTTCATCAAACTTAACATCTTTAAGGCCTTCAAATATATCTTCCATGTTTACTCCTTTTTGGAGTATTTATAAAGAATCTTATTTGACCATCATTGTCCGCCAATGAATCTCTCCCAATCAATAAATGACTTTAACTCCCAATGCCGATTCTTTAACTCACCCATGATGGATTCTAAAACCGAAACCACTTCTTCATGGTACACCTTCTTTTCAAGTAACTTAATTAAGTGTGCATCAGCTTCAAGATAGGCATTAATGTCCGATTTTAATACAAACTCAAAAGGTTCCCATTCATATTCTTCCAGCTCTTCTTTGCTTAACCTTCCAGCATAGTAATCTAACCTGATTTTTCTCATGCGTAGATAATCAAAGTGTGCCTTCTTAGAGGCAATCTTATGTTTTGTAAGAATAGAGAGGTATTTGTTGTGTAGTGTGGGTATGCGAATGAGTTCTTTACCAGGTTCTGTCTGGTCCATTGCCGCATCTTTTTCCCAATGTTTTAATACTTGTTCTAGATTTTCCATAATATTTTCAATAGTCTAACACCAATTTTACATCATAACACAATTTATGTTACATGGCAAGAATTAATGTTAATTAAACTGGTACAAATTTAAACTGGTCATAAACAAAAGTGGCATCTGCCGTAATAATATCATCTGCGGATAACTTGGTATCAAAATCAATATCAGATAATGAAACAGGAAACACATTGGTAAATTCAACACGAACCACAGGGTTATTCAAATTATTCAAAATGGTTAAAGTGGCATCTGCATAAACCAACTTTGATTTGTTTTGGTTTGATGGACTTACATACTGGTTTTGCATTTGTGTTTTTAAGTTTCTTTCATCTGTACCATCTGGTGATGCAAATGAGCGAAACCAATTGTATATACCTTGCCATGATTCCAGTGCTTCGTCTACTAAGAACACCACATTCAAATTATTGTAAGTTAACTGGTTACCAGGTGAGTATACAGTTAGACTTGGAAAGTTCAATGGGGCCTGTCCTATACTTACTCCTGGTATGTTTACAGACTGGCAGAAGTATGGTACTGAACCTGCTCTGTTGAAGGTTAACAGATACTTGGTTGGTTGTAATAGATTAATATTCTGAGGTGTTCTGGATAATACGGTCATATTATTTCTCTGTTTTGATATACATCTATTTAGGTTGTAATTTTAACAGCTTTCCAACCTTTGTATGAACCACGAGATAAGTTACCTTGGTCCAATCCATTATCTCGACAAAATTTTTGAAGATTTTTAATAACTATATGTTCACCTGTTGGACTGGTGACAGACCATTCTTTGGATAACTTGTCTGCAACCTTTTGTTTCTGTGATTCTGGTTGTTTAAAACCTATACGAGAAAGTCGAAGTTTTTCTCGATCATATACGCCATTAGCCCACCGTTCTTTTTGCAATTGACTAATGTGATCCTTTTGTTTTTCAGACCACCAACCCTTATCAAAACCACCATCTAATCCATTCTCACCTTTAAGATTGGCCCACTCTTTAGATTCAACTATATTGTTTTGTTGTGAGAATTTGGTGGCATATTCCACTAAAGATTCTTCACTATCAAATGATTGATACCATAAAGTCTTTACATGTTCTATACCATGTTTCTTGATGTGTCGTTTCCAATGTATGCCAGAACCAAGATATTTCACTGGATCGTTTTTGGTAGTTTTACCGAAGTATTTTAGACCAGTAACGGAATGTTGTTTGATGTATAGATATGTGGTTTGCATAATGTTAAAATAGTAAAGAATTATATGTATTTAGGCATAAAAAAACAGGAACCGAAGTTCCTGTTTTAATTACCAATCTTATTGTTGGTTTAATAAAAAACCTAATAAAATCAATAGGTTATCACATTAAATTTTTGACACCAAAAATTCTGTAATACCGGTTTGTACGAGCATTCAATCCACCCGAACCAACTCCAAGTCCTTCTGCGAATGGGTTTGCAACCATTCCGTAACGAGTCTTGAAGCCAATCTTTGGTTGGAATGTTTGCTGGTCAATAGCACGAACCATCTGTAATGGAACGTATGGGCAATAGAACAAACCAGCATCGTATGGGCTAGAACCTTTGTAACCGATAGTTACGAG